ATTGTAGATAATATTATCAGTTTTGCTGATGCTCCATATGGAAATGTTCCTATCGAAAATCCAAATAGGTTTGATGAAACTGATTACACCGGAATTACTACAAGTTCTACATTTAGTGGTAGAGTATTCCTAAGATCTGGTGTTGAAAATACTGAGAGTGAGACTTATAGTAAAAACTATGTGTTTGATGATATTTCTGATAGATTTGATGGATTCTCTAGTGAATTTACACTTACCTCTGAAAAGAGTAATACAACAGGATTCTCTACAAGCAATGCTGTTGTTCTAGTTAATAGTGTATTCCAGTTACCATCTAGACCCGGTGCAGTAAGTATCGTTGGTGGATATGATTTATCGGAAAATACTGGAATTAGTAGTATTGCTTTCGTTGGAACTGCAACTTCAGTAACATCAGATATTAATGCTTCCAATCTTCCTCGTGGTGGTATTATTGTTTCTGTTGGATCTTCTAAGGGATTTGGTTATCAACCTCTAGTTTCTGCTGGTGGAACGGCAGTAGTTTCTATTGCTGGTACTATCCAATCCATCAGTATCGGAAATAGTGGTTCTGGTTATAGAAGTGGTTTGCAAGTTGTAAATGTTGGTGTGGGAACATCAAGTCTCTATGGTCCTAACATTGAATTTATTGGAACTGCAACCGTAAGCAATGGCCATGTTGTAAGTGTTGCCATTACAAATCCGGGAACAGGATACACTAGTACAAATCTACCTTATGTGTTCTTTGATGCTCCACTTTCTTATAGCAACATTCCACTAGTTTATAGTTCAGAATCAAAGTCTGGTGTTGGAACAGAAGCAGTCGTTGATGTTGTTGTTGGTCAGGGATCAAGTGTAATTAGTTTTGAAATTAAAAATTATGGATATGGATATGATCAGTGGGAAATACTGACGATTCCTATTACCGGTGCTATTGGAATTCCTACAAATTCATCACTACCTTTTGAAGAATTCCAGATTATTATTGAAAGAACCTTCAATGATGAATTCTCTGCCTGGTCTATCGGCGACTTACAAGTTCTTGATCCTATTGATTCACTATTTGATGGAGAAAGAACTGAGTTTCCAATTCTAATTAATGGAAATCAAACAACCATTAGATCTAGAACTGGATCAAACATTGATATTGAACAAACTCTCCTTATCTTTATCAATGATGTTCTTCAAGTTCCTGGTGAGGGGTATATATTCAAAGGTGGAAGTGTAATTACATTCAGTGAGCCACCAGTTGAAGGAGATACCTCAAAACTAATATTCTATAGAGGTACTGGAGACGTTGATACGATTTCAGTTGATGTTTTAGAAACCGTAAAACCTGGCGATACACTTCAAATTAACTCTGATGATGCACTGTATCAGCAGTCTAAGCGAAGTGTAAATGAAATTGTATCTTCGGATATTGTAAGAACTAATGTTTATCCTGGCCCTGGCATTTCAAACGACCCCAATCTCTTAAGATCAGTCACTTGGTGCAAGCAAATGACTGATATGGTAATTGATGAGGTTAGTGTAACTAAAGATAGAGTTCAATATGAACCTTACATTTACCCAGTTACCAATATCATTCAAGACGTTACCGAATCTTCTGTAGAAATATTCGTTGAAAGTGTTAAAACTTTCTTTGATAGTGCAGATGAATATGTTCAGGATGGTACGACTGAAAAACCACAGAAAAACGTTATAATCTTCTCTCAGGATGAAGTTGTAGGTGCAGCAGCTAGTGCTGTGGTTTCTGTTGGTGGAAGTATTACTTCAATTACTATTACTGATGGTGGCGTTGGTTACACCACTGCACCCACAGTTACTATTTCTTCTCCAGTTGGAATTGGAACTACATTTGCAACTGCAACAGCATCAATTACTGCAGGAGTTGTTACTAGTATTTCTGTTTCTTATGCTGGTTATGGATACACATCGACCAATCCTCCACAGATTCTAATAGAGTCTCCGATTATAAAATATGAGCAAATTAGAGACGTTGATTACAGCGGTGACTTCGGAATTATAACCGGAATTTCTACAGTTACTTCTGGTGTTGCTTCTACTGGTATTACATTCGACTTATTCATTCCTCTAGATTCTTATTTAAGAGATTTGGATATTAATCAGGTTGGTATTGCTACTACTGGTATTAGTGGTATTCAAACAGGTTATTACTTCATTGTTGATAATTCCAATGTTGGAAACAGTGTAAATTCACTCAACCAAAGCAACAGTGTTGTTGGTGTTGGTTCAACTTATTTGGATAATATCTACCAGGCAGTTGCAGTATCCATTGCACAGACCGCAGTTCCTGGAATTGGAATTACTTACGTGACTCAAGTAACTGTCAGTGTTGAAGATTATAATGGTCTAAGTGGAATTGGATATAGTTCTTACTTTGGCAACTACTCCTGGGGTAGATTATCTAATCTAATTAGAGAGAATCCAAATAGTTTTGAAATTTACAATAATGGAGTTTCTGGAATTTCAACATCACCTGTTGTTAGAAGATTGAATAAGTTGAAGTATTCAAATTACAACTAATAAATAGATAAAAAACTCATATAAAATGTCCGCAATTATAACTGATCAATTAAGAATACTAAATGCTAAATCATTCGTTGCTGGTTTAACTACTACCAGCAACGCTTATTATTCCTTCATTGGTCTTCCTAATGCTACAGATTACAGTAGCACCTGGGACACTACACCTCTTGCACCAAAGGATAACTTTGATGAAGAGAATGGTTACTGGGATACTATGATTGCATTGAAAAAAATCAAGGCAGATGACGTAAGACAGATGGTCAGGAAAGTTACCTGGTCATCTGGAACTACTTATGATATGTATCGCCACGATATTAGTCGCAGCAATACTTCAAAACCATCAGGTGCTACAAGTCTTTATTATGCAAATTATTATGTTGTAAATAGCGACTATCGTGTTTATATTTGCTTAAACAACGGTGTTGGACCTGAGACTCCAAACGGCAGACCTTCACTTGATGAACCAACTTTCACTGATCTGGAACCAAGAACCGCTGGTAATAGTGGTGATGGGTATATCTGGAAATATCTCTACACAATCAGACCCAGTGAGATTGTAAAATTTGATTCTACTGATTATATGCCTGTTCCCATCGACTGGGAAACAAGCACTAGAGATGCTTCAGTAAGACTTAATGCAGCAATTAGTGGTCAGTTGAAAGTTATTACAATCACTAATCGTGGAGTGGGAATAGGAACTGCAAATAGAACTTATAGTAGAGTTCCTATCAGAGGTGATGGAAGTGGAGCAGAAGCAACCATTGTAGTGAATAATGAATCTAAAGTAGAGTCTATTACCATTTCCAATGGTGGTTCTGGTTATACTTATGGTTCCGTTGATTTGGAATCTGGTGGAGTGCCCACAGGAACCACTAGACCGACATTTGATGTAATCATACCACCCAAAGGTGGCCACGGAGCAGATATCTATAAGGAACTAGGTGCATTTAATGTTTTGGTGTATTCTAGAATTGAAAACGATGACCAAAATCCAGATTTCATAACTGGTAACCAAATTGCAAGAGTTGGTCTTGTAGAAAATCCTCAGGCATTCAATTCAACCGCAATTCTTGATTTAGAAAAAGCAAGTTCTGTTTATGCATTAAAACTAACAGGAGTTGCTTATAGCACCACTACATTTGATGCTGACTCTAGAATTCTTCAAACCATTGGTACTGGAGTTACCGCTGTTGGTAGAGTTATATCATATAATCAAAATACTGGAGTTCTTAAGTACTGGCAGGATAGAACATTCGTTGGATTTAATACTGACGGAACACAAAATAATTCTCCTCAGTATGGATTTAATCTCAATCGCTTCACTGCTACTCCTTCCACTGGAGGCACCGTAACGATTGTTGGTGGATCATCAAATCTTGGTATTGATACTTCTTTTACTGGTGTTACTACTACCATAAATAATAGAAATTATTATCTGGGACAATCCTTCGTAAGTGGAGTGTCTAATCCAGAAGTCAAAAAGTACTCTGGAAACATTATTTACGTGGATAACAGACCTTCAATAACCAGGTCTCAAAACCAAAAAGAAGATATAAAAGTTATTTTGCAATTCTAAAAAATTATGCCTCAAGAAACTAATCTTAACGTATCTCCTTATTTTGATGATTTTGATGCGAATAAGAACTTTTATAAGGTTCTTTTTAAACCTGGACAACCAGTACAGGCAAGAGAACTAACTTCTCTACAATCAATTCTCCAAAATCAAATTGAAACATTTGGAAATCATATCTTCAAAGAAGGATCGTTAGTAATTCCTGGAGGTATTAATTACAATAACCAGTTAGTGGGTGTTCAAATTAACCCTACTTTTAATGGATTATTGGTAGATAGTTATATCGATAATCTCTTATATTCTGATATTGTAGGCGAAACATCTGGTGCTAGAGCAAGAGTTGTTTATATTTTAAAGGCAAATCAAGATACTAATCCATTTACAATTTTATATTGTACATTTAAATCTGACGCTAATGGGTTTCTTGGTGGAGAAAATCTACTCACTGAATTTACAGTATCTCCTGGATTTTCTTCACTGACTCAGATAAATGCAGGACAATCTTTTTGCTCAGCGATTACTGGTGCTCCTACTGTACTTGGTTCCGCATTAACAGTAAATGAGGGCGTATATTTCATTCGTGGATATTTCGTAACTGTCCCAACTCAAGAAATTATTTTGGAGTGGGGTAGCACTACTCCATCTTATAGTGTTGGATTTGAAGTATTTGAAGAAATTATTACGTCTGATGAAGATTCGACATTATACGATAATGCAAGAGGATTCTCAAACTTTGCTGCACCGGGCGCAGATAGATTTAGAATTACTACTAATCTAACAAAGAGACGTATTACTCGTAATGATACTATTGCAGTAACAACATTTGTAACTGGGGGACAAAGAATAGCTAGCATTACACAGAACTACGTTACTATTAACGGAGTAATATATGCAAGAATTGTAATGACTGCAAATGCAAACAGCACTAGTCCTAGTAACTCAGCGCAAAGCGTGACTATTACAAGTTCAGTGGCAGCAACATATAATAC